CTATGGAGAACAACTTCAGAAAGCATCCTGAGAAGCAATCAGACATTTTGGATTGGTCTAAAGGTCAAGGTACTACTGTACCAAAGCGTATAGATGTGTGGGCATCACAGCCTCCTGTAGGACTAGCTATTGAAAGACTAGCTGAGATATTTAGACTAGGTATTAATACTAAAATATTATTCATTAAATTTGAAGACCTATGTCTCTATCCAGAAACAGAGATGACAAGGATATATCAATACCTTGGTATACCACACTACCAACATGACTTTGATAACATTGAACAAGTAACTAAAGAAGATGATGAAATCTATGGTGCTTTTGGTGATCATGTCATTAGAACTAAATTAGAACCAGTACGAAGTAAAGCTAAGGAGTTATTAGGAAAAGACGTTACAGATTGGATTTATACAAACTATAAATGGTTCTTTGATCAATTTAGATATAGCAAATGATAATAGCACTCTTTGGACAACCACATAGTGGTAAGTCAACAATAGCAAACCAGTTTCCAGATCATGTTAATATTGACGGGGACCAACTTAGAAAGATTTTTGCAAATAAAGATTATTCTAGAGAAGGAAGAATCAAGAACCTAAATAGAGCTAGTGACATTGCTCACTATCTCAATAGTATAGGTAAGAGTGTAACCCTATCTCTAGTCTATCCTTATAAAGAAGCAAGAGAATACCTAAACAGTCTAACTCCTGATGTACGATGGGTGTATTTACACTATGATGGTGAGAGGGGAAGAGAAGGTTTTCATGTAGAAGACTTTGATAAGCCTGGAGATGATGAACAAGTTATGCAACTTAACACTTCTGCTACATCTGTAGAAGACTGCTTTAACAAAATATACACTTGGTCATATGGTGAAAAACATACATGAGTGTCCTGAGTGTAAGATAGCCAAGGGTTGGGGACATGAACTCATCATCCACAATTCTGATAAGTATTGTGGTAAGCTACTAGTATTCAAAGCTGGATGTAAGTTCTCTATGCACTATCACCTACTCAAACAGGAGACATGGTATGTAAACAAAGGAAGATTCCTCTACCGTTGGATAGATACTAAGGAAGGGGTGACACATATTGCCCACCTGACTCCTGGAGATGTTGTTACACAATACCCAGGACAACCACATCAACTTGAGGCTCTAGAGGATGGAGAGATATTTGAGGTGAGTACACAACATTTTGACACAGACAGCTATAGAATATGGAAGGGAGATTAACAATATACGTAGACATAGATGGTACAATATGCCATACAGACGGTAATAAATACAGTGAGTGTGTTCCCATCCATGAGAACATAGCTAAAATTAATAAGCTGTACAACGAAGGACATGAGATAGTGTATTACACAGCTAGAGGTCAGAGGTCAGATGTTGATTACACAAGGCTTACAACCAAACAGTTGTATGATTGGAACTGCAGATATACAAAGCTCATCATGAACCATAAGCCAGCATACGATCTAATGATATGTGACAAAACTAAACGTATAGAAGAGATATGAAAATATGGGTGAATGGAGCTTTTGACATCCTACATATAGGACACATAAAGCTCTTAAAATATGCAGCAGGTATGGGCTACCTTAGAGTGGGGATAGATACAGACGAGAGAATAAAAGAGATGAAGGGTCCAAACAGACCCTTTAATTGTTTTAGGGATAGAGAGGAATTCTTGCTATCTTTACGCTTTGTAGATGAGGTGGTTGGATTTGGTAGTGAGCAGGAGCTCATAGATGAGATAAAGCTCTACCAACCAGAGATAATGGTCATAGGTTCTGACTACAGGGGCAAGAATATTATAGGAGCTGAGTATGTAGATAACATTATATACTTTGATAGGTTGGAGGGTATGTCCACTACATCAATATTAGAATATGAAAAAGATAGTGGTAATAGGTGACACATGTAAAGATGTGTTTGTATATGGAGAGAGCAAGAGGTTGAGTCCTGAAGCTCCTGTTCCTGTATTCACTCCCTTATATACAGTGGTAAATGATGGTATGGCTGGGAATGTTGTAGCAAACATATCTGCTATTAGCCCTAAGACACGTATAGATTTCTATCACAGCTATGAGAGGATAACCAAAACCAGGTATGTAGATAAGAAGACCAACCACTTGTTCTTAAGAGTGGATGATGAGCCAGCTAGTAGCAGGATATTCCTTACAGAAAAGATACTGTCAGATATAGAGGAAGCTGATGCTGTAGTGGTTAGTGACTATAACAAAGGGTTTCTATCTGAAGATGATCTGTATACACTATCAAAACTTGCAAAATTTGCAATTGTTGATACTAAGAAGAGGATAGATCCTATCTATCTGTCACACTTCAACTTCATAAAAATAAACGAACATGAGGCTAATCAGGGAGTGGCTGATGAGCTTAAAGAAAAGACTATCGTAACACTTGGTCCACAAGGAGCAAGGTACATGGATGTCATTTACCCATCCCCTAATCCAAAAGAAACTATAGATGTAAGCGGTGCTGGTGATACATTCCTAGCAGCGTTCACAATGAAATACCTAGAGGTACAGGATGTTGATGTAGCTATAAGCTATGCTAATAAGATGTGTTCTATTGTTGTATCTAAAAGAGGAGTGAGTACACCATGAGAGTATTAATCACAGGAACAAATGGATTTATAGGAAGTCAGTTAAAGAAGTATTTTGACAATCCTTTTGAGATGAATGAGGATGTGCTTGTCACCACTCAGTGGTTAGATGAACACACTCCCGATGTTGTGTTTCATGTAGGTGCTTGTTCCAACACCCTAGAGACAGATGTTAATTACATCATGAATGTAAACTTTCAATCTACAAAACTGTTGACAGACTGGTGTAAAGCTAACAATAAACCCATTATATATTCTTCTTCAGCAGCTTCCTATGGAACCAATGGAGAACATCCATCTAACCTATATGGCTGGAGTAAGTATGTAGCTGAGCAATACGTAATCAGTAATGGAGGAATAGCGCTTAGATACTTTAACGTCTATGGACCAGGAGAAGAACATAAAGGAAACATGGCTTCTATGGCATATCAAATGTTTATTGCAGGACACGCTAAGCTGTTCCCTGGTAAGCCTAAACGTGACTTTATATATGTGGATGATGTAGCCATAGCTAACCTCCATGCCCTAGCACATTACAATGTACTATCAGGGAAAAAATATGATGTAGGACTTGGAGAAGCACACAGCTTTGAGTATATTGCAGAAGCATTAGGTATTCCATATACATATCATGACCCATCAGCTATACCAGAAGGCTATCAATTCTATACTTGTAGCAACCCTAGAAACTGGATGCCTGGTTGGTCACCTCAATATTCAATAAAAACAACACTACAATTATGCAAAACGTATTGGCAAAAGCTTCAGGAAAGTCAGGAGAATGGGCAATGTTCATTGGAAGATGGCAACCATGGCACGCAGGACATAGATGGTTAATTGACCAAGCCTTTAACGAGGGTAAGAAAGTGCTCCTCTGCATAAGAGATGTACCTGTAGATGAAAAGAATCCTTGGTCTGCTATTGAGGTGATGATGAACCTCACCAATGAGTTGTTAGATTTGGTTGAGGAAGGAAAGCTCAAAATCATCATCATCCCTAACATTGAGTCTATCAATATTGGTAGAGGTGTAGGTTATGACGTTATAGAACATATACCTCCTGCAGATATACATGACATCTCTGCCACAAAAATCCGTGAGCAAATGAAAGCAGAAGGTAAATTATGATTGTATTAAAGAAGCGACACATAGCTAAAACTGTTAGCTACCGTCTAATAAGTACACTTATTGGGTTCAGTGTGATGTTAATTATAACAGGGTCTGTTAAAGCTGGCGCTGCGTTCAGTATAGCAGAGCTTGTGTGGAAGCCTGTGCAATACTATCTTCACGAACGTATTTGGTATAAGTGGATTAAATATGGTTTAAGAGAGCAAAAACAACCTGACTAGCTGGTATAGACTTGTGGCATTCCCACTGTCTGTCTGTTCCTTTATGCTCAGGACACCAGTTCCAATCTCCTGGATCAAACTTATGTTCAGGTTTATTCCAGCATCCATGACACACGTTTGTGTTGGTGATTCTGATGCAGTCAAACTCATGATCTGCAGCTGTGAAATTGCTGATCATCACAACCTTCTTATCCATAGCCCATGCTAACCAGCTTAGTCCTGAACTCAGTCCAATAAACAGATGGCTATGGTGGATGACGTTCATTGTGTTCTCTATGGATGTGTCTTCTATCTGTATACAGTTGTCAAAAGGATTCTTCTCCTTAGACACATTTATCACCCTATATCCTTTCTCGTGCAGGAAGTTAATCACCAACTGCCAGCCTTCCTTGGTCCAGAACTTACAGCCAGCTGTAGAATTAGTGGCTATGGTAACATATTTACCATATAAATTGTTACCAGGTGTAAAGGCTATACGTGGTTTAAGTTCTTGATAGTCAAGGCCTAGGATATTAGTTGCTGCCTCTTGGAGCTTTATGGTGTTACACAAAGCTGGTTCCTTGTCAGCATTATAGAACCAACCTATGCTATACATCCCAAGGATGTTGTTAACTCCTGATCCAGGACTCACAAACTCAATCTCTGGATAGACACTCTCAAACAGGAAGTTCTTGAATGTACTCACTATCACATGGCAGTTATGCTTCCTTTTGAACTCAAGCACATAGGGCATCCAGGCAATGGTGTCTCCCAGTGACTTGCTGTCAAAAGCTATGAACACACGCTGGTTCTCGTAGTTCAGTGTATACTCATAGTATATCTCGTCGTCCTTCCACACCTTTATAGTCCACTTGGTAAACCACCTCCTATTGAGCTTCACCCAATGATTGATTTTTATCTGGTTCTCGTAGTGACACACACCCTCCTCATCATAATATCTGACAGTGAATGTGCTCTTGGAATTGCCTGTGATTTCTAGGAATGGCTCATGGACAAATGTATGAGTGATATTAATGGTCTCCTTGTCATCCTGTATAGGTTTGTTAATCACTTCCTTGTACAGATTAATGTGCTTCTGGGCAAACTCTAGGCTCTGTCCTTCAGGAATAGTGTATGTTACGTCCTCATCTAGCAGCTGTGTCAGCTGTTCTTTCAGCTTTTCAGGCTTCAAATCGGTAATATATTTCTGAAACATGTCCCCATATTGAGGTAGGTTTCTTGCCAGGATGGGTTTACCATATCCTATTGCTTCTCTTAGCACCAGAGGATTACACTCAAATGTGCTGTTGAACATAAAGACATCGCACCCTTTCATGAAGCTGCCTACATCATTACGCTCTCCCCACACATGTACATTAGGAGGAACATCTTTCATAATGGGTTCCCAGTAGTGCTGGAAGTTACCAGCTTGGTTACCCACGAAGTGGAAATGTACGTCTGGCATTTGTTTAGCCAGCTCTACAGCTTCCTTCTGGTTCTTGCCAGGCGTCCACAGTCCTACATTCAAAACATGTTTGCCTGCACCAAAATCTATAGCAACAGCATCTTGTTTCTCTATAGGAAACTCAATTACCTCTTTCCTAGAAGGCATATTCTCAAATGTCTTCAGGTGGTGTGGTGTACAGAATGCATAAGCATCTGGGTGGTAGCGCTTCTCTATGTCTGGCTTGAATATAATGTTATGACAGGTCTCAATCATCCTCCAGGTTCTATCTGGATTATATAGAGCCTGCCTCACTTCTTCTGGCCAGTTGTTCCAGCCATCTTCCACCATCTCATCCACATGCACTATGTCTACACCATGCTTCTTAATGATGTCTACGATGTCCATTTTGTTCTCTCCTAGTGTGTAGAAGTGATGAGCTATCTCTTTTATCTGGTTCTTCTGGACAACAAAGTGATCACTGTGATTGGAGTATTCTACCACAATGATTTGCGAATTGCTAAACTCCAGCAGCGTCTGTATTCTCTTCAAAAGGAAGGCAGGCATCCCACCTGTAGATAGGTGTGGTGCTAGGAACAATATCTTAAGTTGATTCTTCTGGCGCTCTAACATCCTATACATAGTGAGAGCATCTTTCTCTCCGTGATAGAACAGCAACTGGTTTTCGGTTGCAGGACTAGCAACAAAGTGCTTGATGTGTTGCTTTTTGCCTGTGAATTCTACATTGTTCACAGTGTCTAAAGATCCATTGATGTATATGTATGGGAGCCCACCAAAGGCTTTATACTTCCACAGAAGTACATTGGCTATGGTTTCCTCGTGGTATGGTGCATACCATTGTGGGTTCTGAAGCACCTTGGGATGGTTACACATCCACCACCACTCGTTGAGGAACTCAATACACCATTCACCAGCTACAAAGTATCCCGTCTGTCTATATTTATCCCTGATGTATTGGTCTACACCAAACAGTTCACAGGCTGGATGTTCAAGAGTGGTGGATAGGTCATCTCTGCTATCAGCCCCACCTCTGTGGTTAATAATCATCCATTCATATATCCCCTCTGTGAAATACGGATAGGAGCTCTTCACTGGGAAGAACTTAAATATCCTGTCTATATACTTGGTGGCTACACTGTCACTATCTACATAGGCTACAGTGCGAGCATGCTTTAGCGCATCCTTAACAATCAACGGACGCTGGATGAGCATATTGTAGATGTCCGTGCTCATCCTGTCTATATATATTTGTTGGGGAAGATCTTTGGTTTTACAATCCCAACGGAATGTAACAGCTCCATTGATATCTACATATGAATTCAGCATGTACACAATTACAGGAATGTCACTGAATGTCCTGATAGAATCTACACATGCTTGGACAGTGTCCTTGTAGCTCTCTGTAGCATAGAGCACATATGCCTTCTCCCACCTCGTGTCCTCATTTACATAGTAGCCATACCACTCATTGTCATACAGCTTCACCAGCCCTGGGTATCTCTCCAGTATTACCTCTGGTGTAAGGTCTGCCTGGTGGTGGGTTTCATACTCATTCCCATATTCTGCCCCATCCTGAGCCATCATATAGGGAACAGCCACCAGGAATCTCTTGTCCATCAGGTCAAAGTCTGTGAGCATGTCCTGAGCTTTATCTGTAGGAAGATGTTCAAGCACATCCCCCAGAATGATAAAGTCATAGGGCCTAACATCAAATTCTAGGATGTTTGCCACATAAACATTGTCATATTTATCCCTCAAATCAAACCTGTCTACATAGGGAGCAAACACCTCCACGGCATCCATCCTATACCCCAGGTCTCTCAGGAGCTCTGAGTAGGTGCCCTGCCCAGGACCTACATCCAATATACGTGTTGTCAGGGGAACGTTGTCTACGAACCACTGTTTCATCTCAGACTTGAAAAAAGTGTAACTATTTGGCATGCTACAAAGTTAAAAAAATATTTGGTAGTTTCAAATTAATTTACTAGATTCGCACCAGACAACTACTCTGTCAAGTTATTGCTATATTATGCCTCGTCCTGAGGCAAATTATACATCTAGCCAAAACTAAATAGCGCTTCTTATCCCTTTTCGGAGGGGATGGGGGCGCTATATTATTTAAACACTAATTCCCATGTAATACTGTCATGGAAAATCTATTTGAAGAACAAGTAAAAGAAGAACTGAAGAGCATGGACCAGCGTCTTTACGATATGGAGGAAAAGATTGTCTCCATAGATACGAAGCTTACACAAGTGGTTGACGCTATTTTGGGCAATCCCCTAACCAAACAGGGTGGGTTTGTTAACGAAATCCACGTGCTTGAGGGTAAGATTAAAGACCTAGAGAAGAAGGTGGAGAAGCACGAAGAGTTCAAGAAGAAGGTGTATTGGGCTGCTGGTATTATAGGAGCTCTCCTACTACTTGGTCAGTACATCACAAACATCTACTCTAACGTAAAAGGTTAATATGCAATTTATCAAGAACAATCTCTTAAACCTAGTCATAGGTGTCCTACTGTTGGTTGTCATCCTTCAGAAGTGTAACCAGCCTGTGACTCCTGATGCTCCCACAATAGTGAGGGATACAGCCTGGGTTGTCAAGGATTCCTTGATAGTTAGCAAGCCACAGATCATCAAGTCAATATCTGTAGAGTCACACGACACCATCATAAACCAATATGTTCCAGATACAAACTACGCCAAGCTGGTGTTGCAGTATCAAGAGGTTGTAAATCAACTACTTACAAAGAACATCCTAGCTGACAGTATCCGTATTGATACGAATGGATACGTAAAAATAACTGATACAGTTCAAAAGAACCTAATTGTAGGTAGGGGTACACAGGTGAATATTAAGTATCCCATCATTAAGGAAACTGTCACAATTCCTCCAAAAAAAGTGACCCAGCTCTATGTAGGGGGGGCTATCCAAGCATCTCCTGCAATTAACCAAGCAGGGGTGGGGGCTCTTCTGAAAACTAGGAATGATTTTCTGTTTGGAGGGTCACTAGGGGTAAACACTAATGGCAATCTGCAATACGGTGTGGGAGCTTATTGGAAGATAAAACTTAAAAAATAATAGACCATGCAGATATCTAAACATCTATCTCTGGCTGAGGTGAGCAGAAGTGAAACCGCTAAACGCAAGGGTATTAACAACACTCCCTCTGGAGAACATCTAGAGAACTTCAAGAAGTTGGCTGAGAACATATTTGAGCCCATTCGTGAGCACTTTGCTGTTCCCATCCACATTAGTTCTGGCTACAGAAGTAAGGAGCTTAATGCTTCTATTGGTGGAGCTTCTAGCTCTCAACATTGTCAGGGTGAGGCAATTGATATTGATATGGACGGTTCATCATCTGGCGTATCTAACGCTGATGTGTTTAAATACATCAAAGATCATCTGAACTTTGACCAGCTCATCTGGGAATTTGGTTCAGATAGCAACCCTGACTGGGTGCATGTATCTTATGAATCCACTGGTAAACAACGCAAGCAGATCTTGAAAGCTGTTAAAGCTGGTGGTAAGACATCTTACGTACCCTTTAAATAATTGAAAATGAAACAGTTCTTAAAAGATCTATTCAACGATGACAACTCTATAAATGAGAAAGCTGTCGTTGGATTTATAGCCTTCCTTATGATGGTGATTACATTGGCTACAGATATTGTCACTGGTGTAATGGGTAAGGTGATGCCCATCCAGGAGTTCATATTTGATGGCTTTATGGTGATCGTAATAGGATCATTTGGAATAGCTTCTGTGGACAAGTGGATTAATAAGACAAAAAAGTAAAAAATTAATGAAAGAATTTCTTGAATCTATAGGTGTTAACGTAGGTATAGCCTTGGCTGGTATGTTTGGCAGCCTTATTATGCTTGGCAAGAACAGTAGTAGTAATTTAAGAACAACGCTATTTGCCATCATAACAGGTGTGTCAAGCGCCAATTATATAACTCCGATTGTGAGTAATATGATTAATATTAGTGAGCAATATGAAATGGGAGTAGCTTTTATACTTGGATTTCTTGGGCTTAAAGGAGTAGAGAAAATATCTGAAAAACTTTTAAAAAACGACAAATGATTTACATTAACGCCATAGCCAATCTTATAATTGCCATATCAATGGTATTCTTTATGATATTTGTGTTTGGCTCAAACAATAAGAAGATAAATTCATTGCCTAAATATGAATCATTTCTTATAAAAATTGGCTTGTCTTTTGTTTCTTGTGGCTCATTACTAAGTTTTATAACATTGTCAAACCCACAAACAACAGAAATTTTAATGAATGTAGGATTGGCATTGGTATTTTTGTGGGGAGCATTTTTTCATTATAAATACTTCATTAAGAAGAAATAAGTCTGAAAATCAATAACTTATGGCAAAATCAAAATCATCAGGCGAATCCCGTAAGATAAGCTTTGGGAAGCGCAAGGGTGGGAAAGCTAAGAAAACCAAGGGCCCTAAAGATAAAAAGGTCTCTAAATACAGAGGCCAAGGCAGATAACCAAAACCCCCTTTATGGACGGTGACCATGCTAAGAAAACAAAGAAACAGGCTAACAGCCTTAAGAGACGCATCCCTAATGCTGGCGATGTTCTTCCTACCGTTTGGGTACGATTTCCTCTTCAAGTTGATAATGGAGGTAACTGGCTCATTCTGGGTAGCAGATCTTATCTTTTATGGAATCTCAGGATCGTTCTTTGTCTCTTATATTTTGCTGTCCAGATATTTAAACAAACTTAGTTAGAGCTGTTTTAACTAAGTTAGTTATTGCAATTTATTGAAGGTCATTGTTTTGTCTAACTAACACCATATATTTGTAAACTTATGGCTATTCCATCCAGGCAGATAGGTAAAAGCACGCAGGACAACCTGTTGTGGCAGATTGCAAAGCAACTGGAAGGAGCCTCTTGTCAGCTCTGTACATTGAATGAGAACATTCATTCAATCACTGGTACATCTGGTACAAGTGGTGTTTCTGGGTCCAGTGGTACTTCAGGTACTAGTGGGCTTTCTAGTTTTAGGTATGGCTCTTTCTATAGCACTGTGGATCAATCACTTGCAAAAGATGCTACAGGACCAATGACTTATAACACTACAGACTTAAGTAATGGTGTTAGTGTTGTGTCTAGTTCAAGAATTACACTGGCCAATGCTGGTAAATACAACATCCAGTTCAGTGCACAGTTTCATCACTTAGGTGGTGGAGGATCTGGAGATACAGTGAATATATGGCTTGCTAAGAACGGCTCACCTGTAGCTGATTCAAACACAAGACTCACTATTACATCCAGCACTAAATACAGCGTGGCAGCATGGAACTTCTTTGTAGATGCTTCCTCAGGAGACTACTACGAAATCATCTGGTCTACAGACAATGCTAACATTGTAATAGAACATGAACCTGCTGGTGCACATCCTGCTATACCATCAGTAATATTAACAGTCAATCAAATAGGAATATAACATGGCTATACCATCAAGAGGAATAGGTTGGGGTACAACAGAGAACTTGTTGTGGGAAATCAGCAAACAGCTAGAGAAGATCTCTTGCCAGCTTTGTGATTTGAACAACAACTTCACCACCACAACCACAACAACTCTTCCATAAGAAGATAATTAAAACCAATAACTACATATGAAGGATTTAAAGTATGTCTGTGTCCAACCAGATGATACCTACTACACATGGCAGGTGCATTTATGGTTGGAGAGCCTTAGAAAGAGAAACGAATCTGACAAGGCTATTGTTCTGATATTCATTCCTAAAACTAGAGAGCAAAACCCAAAATGGAAACAGGTGGTCGAACTGTATCCTGAGGCAGAGTTTCACTTCTATAAGGATGAACACGATGTGAGCTCTCTTTTAGGAATCTACATTCCCATCCTGAGACCTTACACCCTCTGGAGACATTGGAAAGAACACCCAGAACTAAGTGATAAGGCCATATTCTACTGTGACTCAGATGTCATCTTTACAGAGAAGTTTGATGTTCAACAGTTTATAGACGACGATGTGTGCTACCTATCTGAGACAACCAGCTACATAAGCGCTGCTTATTTTGATAGTAAGGTGAAGGATGTCAAGCCTGAAAAGCTTGAAGAATACAAGACAAGAGACATCCTGGCTGAAATAGGTAGTGTGATTGGCATCAGTAGGGAGGAAGCAGAAGCTAAGAACG